ATTATTAAAGTACTATTAAGCATTATTAATATTGTTCCCATATTCTAATTATGCTATAATAAAAACAAGAACAGATGTTCGATAAAAAGGAAGTGGAAGTATGGAACGACTCAACTCCATCATCAGTAAATATGGCAATTATCTAAGCACATATAATCTCTCACCAGAAAGAGATGGAGCATTCTTTAAGTTGAAAAAAGTTAATGGAGAGATTATCTTCACTGAAGCATGTGGACAATTTGCTGACACGCTAACTAAAAATCATGGCACACAGAAAACTGGAAGAATGGTTGATGTAGTCCCAGAACATCGAATACCAATTATGTTACCATATTACGAAACGGCTTTTAGTGGAACTCCAATTGTCTATGACAGTAAAGACGACATAAAAGAATTTAGAATATTGGTGTATTGTGATCCGGTAATTAAGGATGGTAAAGTACAAGAAGTAAATGCTTACATGTTAGACATTAGCAAATGGAAACCAGAACAACGCATGATCAATCTCCTCACATTAGATGGAGTAGTACCATACGTATCTGATAAATGGGTTGAATTATCTGGACATCAAAGAGAAGGTATTATAAACCAAAACATCTTTCCATTAATTGTGCCAGAAAGTATGGATGTAATAGCCAAAGCACACACAGGTATTATTGAAACAAAAATGGCACAAATAATGTTTTATAAAGGGTTCCATAATAATGGGTCAATATTAGAATTGTTTGGAGTTTCGCTTCCTGTAGTTTATAAGAATGAGATAAAATTTATTGTAGTATTTCATATGTGATTTAAGTCATGTCTTTAAAGGTGTTGATCATCTTCAGATAGTGTTTGATAATATTTTGTAATTCTTCTTTAGAGTATCTTTTACCATCACCATCACTAAAGAGTAGTATCCCATGTTTTTCAGCAAATTCATCAATCTTTTTATCCATTTCATCGATATTTCCATCAACATCATCTATGATCAATTGTTCTTCAGGACTTGTCCGTATATCTGTCGTGCAGAGCAAATAATCAACAGAGACATTAAATATGGTGCTTATCTTTTGTAACGTATCTGGATTGGGGGTTCTTTCGTTACGCTCATATTTAGCCACTGTATCACTTGAGAGATCTAGTAATTTAGCTAGGTCTTTCTGTAACATGTGGTTTTCCTTTCGTAGCACCTTTAGTCTAGAACCGAAAGTCATTATAATCACCTCTATAGACTATTGTATCAAATGACGAATAAATTGAACAGAATACAATGTGTCCAATACGCTGTAAAATATGACAGAAAATCTGACAAATAGTCATTGACACAATACAAAATGTATTTTATAATTATCATACAAGTTAAGCAATTAATACTTATATATACAAATAAATTGGGGTATTGAGGGAGGAATAATTAGTGGGAGATTCACTAGCACAGCAATTTATTTTTAAATTCGGGGTAACGAGTAAGAAAATTATTGAAATGCTGAAAGAAGTAATACATACTGAAGACGATTATAATGTGGTTGTGAAACAGATGAATGTTAGAGGAAGAAACAAACTTCGCTTTCTACTCTTGGATTTGTTAGAAAACAGAACTAAAAATAATATATACAAAAACGCCTCCTAAAGAGGTTCTTTGTATTGTCTAAGGAGACTACAGATGCAAAATAATAATGTGAAATTAGCTTACAAATTGTTGCAGCGATTCATTGAAAGGTACGATGAACTGTCACCAGTAGCAATTCAAGATTTACAATACATATGTGAACTATTGGAGGAAGAGAACAATGGACATTCAGAGTGAATGGGAGATAATTAAGATTGAAGAGATCGAATCTCATAAAACCACTCGTTATACATTTCGTTCGGTTGAGGAATTTCATGATGGCAAGTTGAAATATCGTAGAGTGATTGATATACATACGTCAAAAGGTGTGGAAAATGCTTGGATTAAGTTAGGTGAATATGTAAATAAAAAATTTATTTAATAAGATGTAAAAATATCATTTACAAAATGTATATGATGGTGTATTATTGGAAATGTAAGGACGAGACATCGAGAAAATACATAAGGGAAATAAAAATAATCTAGGTAAGGAGTGAAACTATGGAATGTCTATTGTTGAGAAAACTGTTATTATAGAATTACAAGCTAAGACTGTGATACATTTTGAGAAATTAGAATATGCAATTCCAAGAAAGAAAACGAACAGTGGTTTGAGAGTTCCAAAAGGAACTAAAATCGAAGTTAAAGTGGATGATTTGCCTCTTGGAAGTCATGTTGTATTGAACAGATTGTGCGACATTTGCAATGAGCCTTGTATTCCAACCACTTATAAAACCATAATAAGAAACCGTAAGAAGCACTATGGAAAAGATTATTGTCACAAATGTGCATACGCAAAAAGAGAAGAAATTGAGGCTAACAATGTTCCATTTGAGAAGTCTATAGCAGGAAGATTTCCTGATTTACTTACGGATTGGCATCCAACATTAAATGAGATAACACCTGATAAAGTTTTTGCCAAAGGAAAAACTTTATGTTGGTGGATATGTCCCATTTGTAAAAGTGAGTATGATGCGAGTGCAAGTAGTAGATCATCAGGTAGGAAGTGTCCTTATTGTCATAGTCTTAGGGTTAATCACACAAACAGCCTTGCGAAATTACGACCAGATATTGCAGTTGAGTGGCATCCAATTAAAAACGGCAACTTAACTCCTGATGATGTCACATATGGTAGTAAGAAATTAGTATGGTGGTTATGTGGTAAGGGGCATGAATGGGAGTCTAAGATTAATGGCAGAACATCTAGAGGAGATGGATGCCCAAGATGTAGTGAATCAAAAGGAGAAAAGAAGGTATCGGAGATTTTAAATAAATATAAATTATTCTTTTTACAACAAGTGAAACTATTAGATTGTAGAAATAAGCAAGCATTAATATTTGATTTCGTTGTATTATATAAGACTAAAGTGTTTTTTATAGAGTACGATGGAGAACAACACTTCAAACCAGTTAGGTTCCGTGGAATAAGTAAGGAAAAAGCAAAAACATTATTTGAAAAAACAAAAATAAGAGATAAGATTAAAGACGAATATTGTAATAAAGAAAATGTCTTGTTGGTTAGAATACCATATTTTAAATTTGATCAAATTGAAGAAATAATACATAACTTATTTTTAGATTTAGATACAGATATTGTTACCACTAAAGAAATAAAATTATCTAATGTAATATAAAGTATTCCTGTTAAGTGTGAATGCTATACATAATGAACCTGAATTATTACAAGAAGTTGAAGATGGTTTGGATGAGATTGCTGTATATAATTAAAAATATATTAAATTGGAGATGAAAATTATGCAAACAAAGTTTAAGTATCCCATGAACATATTGGCAAAGGACTATATTTCAGGCTTTCAAGGAGTTATCATCGCACGAAACGCTCACTTGTTTGGTTGCGCCCAATACGGTCTAGCTCCACAAGAATTAGGATCTGATGGTTCACCAAAACGCACAGAATATTTTGATGAATCACGGATTGAAATTTTAGATGCAACAAACGCTGCTCAAGGAGATAATGAATATGCAAATATATTTTCAATCCCATTAGGAACAGAAGTCAAAGATAAGGTATCAGGTTTCCAAGGTAAAATTCTAATGGTAGTTGAATATTTACATAATTGCAGTCAGTATTTTGTAGAACCTCCTGTAGATAAAGATGGTAAGCCAAGAGATGGTCAATGGTATGATGAAGGAAGATTGACTGTTATTAGCAAGGGGATTTCTCCTGAAGAAGTTGCTGCTCCCAAACGTGGTAGTGTGTTTTCAAGGGATTTACCAAGATAAATCTGATTTAATACAAATATAAAAATATCATTTACAGATATGAAAATACATGTTATTATACAAATACAGAGGACAACTTGAAAGGGGTGATGGCTTGGAGATCATGTAGTCGAGCAGAGATAGTGGAGATTAGATGAGGCAGCGAGATAAGACATAACATCAAACTATAATAAACTTTGGAGGATTAAATACATATGGCTAGACTTTATAATACATTTGAGTTCGTAGGCAATATCCACATTCCTAAGAGTAGAGATAAATTTTACAATGTAAATACCAGTGATAGCGGTTGGGAAGGTCACAGACTAAACTTTGCAGTACAAGAATCAAAAACAAACAGTGCATTCTTAGAAATGTATGGTGGATTTTCTAAGAGTAAAGCGAACAAAGTATTCTCTTTCAGTAAGGGAACGGAAAATCAAAATGGATCTAAATTGGAAATTCCTTGGGATGACCGATTGCAGCCTGAAACAGTTGACATGGTTGCGGACTTCAAGAAAATTGTTATCGACTTTACATCTGATGTAGAGTTAAAGGAAGCAATCGGTAAATTAGGATATGAGATTAGATCATTGGAATATAAAGATGAACTAACAAGTGAAGAGTTATCTAAGTTGAAATCACTAAAGCAAGAGTTTAGTGATAAGGCTAAAGATAGACATGAATTTATTCATGAATATGATGCTGTAGTTTTCTTATCTAATGAGTTAGAAAAACACAAAGATAGCAAATTTAGAATCACTGGTCGAATTGAGTATCAAGAATACAAAGGTAAATTTGTTCGTAAGTTCAAACCAGAAGTTATTGAAATTGTATCAAATGAAACTCCTTCGAAACTCAGAGCAGTCTATGACGTTTTCTTTACGAAAGATGCATTGGATGAGAAGGATTTTAAAGAAGAGAAGAAGATTTACGTTGATGGTTATGTAATTGCTTATGATGGCAAAGCAAAGAAAGATCAATTCTTTCCGCAACAGTTCATTATCAACGCAGCAAAACTCGATATGGAAAATGAAATGCATGTTAAAATGTTAGAGTTTTATAAGAATCAGTTTAATGTAAAAGGAAAAGGTGTACATCATCTACAATGGGAAGTTAGCATCTTTAGAGGTGCTGACCAAGTAGAATTTACATATAATGATTTAACACAGAAACAAAAGGAAGCAATTGAATTTGGATGGAATAAGCTAGAAGATTTCGCCCCTAAAGGTGGAATGTTAGGAGAAACAACAGAAGAATCTAGATTACTAAAACCGATTCTGGTGAAAGCAAATGATGATAATGATTTCCGAGAAGGTGCTGTAGAATCTTCCTATACTGAAGAGGATTTAATATATGTTCCTGCGGAAAACAATAAACAACAAGACAACAAGGACGATAAAACAACTGATTTACCTTGGGAACCCCAAACAGAATCTAAACCAAAAGTAGAACTCGATGATTTGTTCTCATAATATAGAGAGGTTTTCATCCCTCTCTATATAAATAAAATTATAATTTATAAAACAAAAGGAGATATGATTATATATGAGTAGAAAATTTGGTAAAAAGAATGTAATTAAGGTAGATCCTCTTGCTTATAATATCGGTTTAATTGGTGAATCTGGTATTGGTAAAACAACTCTTGCTGTAGAAATGTGTGATAAATTAGCTGGAGAAGATGGTTATATCCTTGCTAATATTGGTAAAGAAGATGGAGTAGATGCTATCCCTAACGCAATTTACGAAAATATTCCAGATTGGACTACCTTTGAGGAATTTGTAGATGACATTGTTGCAAATCGTACAACGGATTACAAGAATTTAAAAGTAGTAGTTTATGACACCATTGATGAATTGTTCCGAATTGCTGAACCAGAAGTTATCAGATTACATAATAGAGCTTATCCAGATAAGAAGACCACTTCAATTAAGGCTGCTTTTGGTGGGTTAAGTACATTAGCTCACGTATGTTAGAAATAACATATTAGAAAACTTTGTGAACTGTGATTGCAAACAGGTGTCCATTTAACGTATAGGAAGTGTAGGAAATGACACTTAGTAAATGGGCTAACAGGGGATGCTAAGTCGGAAAGATATGCGAATCCTGTGGTAAGCGTATTTGATTAAAATTTAAGAAATGGAGGTGGCTTTATGCCACGTAAAAATGAAATTATAATAGGTGAAAAACACAATAAACTAACTGTGATTGATGATTTGGGGAATAGAAAAGTAGGAACTAGTGGTAATTATCGTTTTGTGAAAGTTAAATGTGAATGCGGAAATGAAAAAGAATTACTATACAATGATGTTAAAAGTGGTCATACGAAGTCTTGTGGTTGTCAAAACATAAGTAAAATAAAAGAAAGAATGACTACACATAACAATTCTACCACTAGATTGTACAGTATATGGAAGGATATGAGGAGAAGATGTAACAATCCTACTAGAAGAAATTATAAGAACTATGGTGGAAGAGGAATCAAAGTTTGCGATGAATGGGAGGATTTCGCAGTTTTTAAAGAATGGTCTATGAGTCATGGATACAATGATGCCTTATCCATAGAAAGAATTAATGTGGATGGAAATTACGAACCAAGCAATTGCGAATGGATTCCTAGAAGCAAACAAAACGAAAATAGAAGAACTACTTTGAGATTCAAAGCTATTTCCCCAAATGGCGAATCATTTATCTCTAATAATATAAGAGAATTTGCAAAGTTACATGAGTTGGATAGAAATGAAATAAGCAAATGCTTAAAAAACATTAGAGATGAATACAAAGGTTGGACATTTAACCTAATATAATTGATCAAATACGAAACTCAAGAGACTATCGAAAGGATAACCCGATGGGTGAATAACCGAGTAGAGTAGGGTGGATCTTGCTGCCACTCGAAGTGCAAAGCATCCTATATGGATGAAGATATAGTCCATGTCCACTAGAAATAGTGGGTAGCAGGTCATGGCTGGAGAAGACAAAGTGATTGAATTAGTTTTAGATAAGATTTGGGAATTAAAATCAGTTGGTGTTCAAATGATGATTGTTGGACATACAAAGCGTAAAAACCAATCAGACGTTGCAACTGGTGAAGAATACGAAACACTAACTGCTAACTTAACCAATAGATATTTCAATGCAATTAAGACAAAATTACATATTCTTGGCGTAGCATCCATTGACCGTTCAATTGAAAAACAACGCATCAAGCAAAAAGTTGGTGCTGATAAAGTAGTTGGTAAGGTAACAAGTGAAAGTAGAATTATTACATTCCGTGATGATAATTTCAATATTGATTCTAAGTCACGCTTTAATGAGATTACCCCACAGATTGATTTAGATGTTGACCAGTTCATTGCAGCAATTGAAGATGCAATTAAAAAGGCTCACAATAAACAGTCCGGTGCTAAATCTATTGAAGAAACTAAAAAGGAACAGGAACAAGTAAAAGAAGAAGCAATCGAAAAGGCTGTGGAGGAAAAGACTCACAGTAAGGTAAATGTAGAAGAGAATGTGAAACTTACTGAGGAAATTAGAACTGGTTTTGGTTCTGCTTCTGATGATACAAAAGTAAAAGTTAAAGAAGTAATGGCTAAGTATGGAATTACTTCACTTAAGGATACGGATGAAACACCAACTGAAGCATTGCGTCAAATTGCTAAGTTGTTGAAGTAAATAACATAAGGGGAGTGGAATCATTCCCCTTTTTACCTTATATTCGGGCAGGTGATCCTATGAGTAGAAAATGTAAATGTTATGTTTGTAAAAAAGACGGAACAACTGATACGTTTTTCAGAGTAATTAATGAAAAAGGACAGAATACATATTATTGCAACGAAAATGAGTATAATCTTTCTGTAGAAAACAAAGTAAAAAGAAAAGAATTATTAACATTTGTAGCAGAAGAAGTGTTGAACTATGAAGATGGTCAAATTGTACCTCCAGTGATGGTTAAAAAGATAGGTAAATTAAATGAGTTTTACGATTACGATGTAATCAAAGAATGTTTCAACGTATGTAAAGAAGATATTCAGTATTGGATGTCTGCCAAATCATTTGATAGTGAATTTGGAATGGCTAGTTACATCATGAAGATTATCGAAGGTAAAATCAATGATGTTTACAATAGATATAAACATATCAAAAAACAAGAAGTTAAACAGGAAAATTCGACCATTGATTTATCAATTAATGATATTGAGGTGCAGGTTCCTAAAAAGAAAAATAATAACATCATGGATTTCTTAGATGAGGAGGATATTTAATGTTATCCTTAGACAACTATGACAGGAAATTAACCGAGCAGAGAGATATGATAGAGGCTAATTTCATATTCTGCTTATGGAAGAATCCTGACCTGTATGCAGATTACGAGAAAGAAGTAAGAGCAGATCGAGACTTATTAACAGAAGACGGTATCTTTTATTTCTCGCTTGGTTATGAAATGTTTAAATTAGGTTATAAAAGTTTTGACGATGCTAGTATTTACAGTTATGTAGACGGTAAGGAAATCCTCAAGAATGGATTTGAGAGACGTGGTGGCTACAGAACTGTTGATGAAATTAAGAGGATTCTCAATGAAGATAACGTAGAAACATATTACGATGAACTTGTCAAAAACAACATGTTATTAAAGCTAACTGATAAAGGTTTCAACGTGGTCAATGAGATAGATAAGTTCAAAAAGATGACCAGTGTTCAGTTGTATAATTACTTCGAGTATCAACTTGATAATGTATTCCTTAATAGGGGTGCTGGCGTGAAAATTGAGGATCTGGACATTGATGATGATTTCATAGATGCCTGTAATGCAGGTGAGGAAATGGGATTAAGTTATGCTAGTGCATGTCCATTATTAAACTTTCATACATTGGGGTTGCATAAGGCAAATGTTCAAATATTTGCAGGATTTTCAGGAACCGGAAAAACTAGCTTCTGTATGAATTCATACGTGTTTCCCATCTTAGATCAAGGTGAAAGCATCACGATCATCGCCAATGAGATGAACAAACGTGCTTGGCAACATATATTTGTGGCTACAATACTAAGTCATAAACTGAATTACTTTGGTCTTCCTAGAAAGAAACAGAAGATGGGGAATATGAATGATGAGCAATTAGCAAAGATGAAAGAAGCCAAAGCATACTATGATGAGCACTATAAAGGTAGAATTAAATTTGTAAAGATATTCGATTACAGCATTGAAGATGTAAAGAAGATTATAAGAAAAATGTCTAAGCAAGGTTTTGGATATTTCATGTACGATACTTTCAAAGCTCAAGATGCTGCGTCTGCAACTGTAACAGGTGAGTTAATTGAGGCTTCAAAACAGTTACTACAAGTTGCGGAGAAAGAAAATGTTGGTATTATCATTACCATGCAGTTGGCAATCTACATGGAAGGTACTAGATATTTAACATCAGCCACATTGTCGAATGCAAAAGGAGTTAAGGAAGTTGTATCTGAATTAGTTCTCACAAGACCTTTGTGGGATGACGAATTCCCAAATGAAAAGTATGATGTTAAGCCATTTAGATATAAAAAAGACAGTAATGGTAAATTTACAAAAATTAAAGAAGAAATCGCTTTGTCACCGGATAAAAAATATAGATTAGTATTTCTAGACAAAACAAGGAATGATGAAGGTG